CTTTGTAAAAACCAGAACAACACTCTCTTATATATATATATATATATTATATTATTATTATTAAAGGGACTTTTTGCTTTGGAACATTGCTAGGAAATGACAAGACGTGATTAGATGGGTGTTCCGATAGAAAATTAGAACGTTCCAGTTACGTGCTAAAAAGCCAGAACATTTGGAACATGGTTGCATAGTTGCGTAGTTGCATAGCTGCTTCCCCCACCAGTTCTCGCTGAAAACGAGAACTTAATATTACTACTCCCCTTTTGAAAACCGATACCGAAGTACGCAAAAAAGCCCACAAAAATGTGGGCGTGAAAAAACCCGCTTAGGCGGGTTTGGTATTTCCTACGTGTAGGAATTATTCCTCAATCACGTACCCTTCCGATTCTAAGTAACTGCGCACGCATCCTTCAAGGGTATCTGCATCGGCATTGTCATACGATGCCTGAATTGTGTCGCACCATGCTTTAAATTCAGGGTGACTAAAAATTCTTGCGATGACCTTGTCAATAGCTTCGATTTTTGTTTTGCCTTTTGAACCGCCCTTAGCCTTACCCTTCGATGCACTGAAAGAAAATTCAGTGCCATTGTTTACGGCGTCAACCACGGCGGTGACATAATTGTTACGGGTTTTTACCGCCGTCTTTGGAAATGCGTGCGCATATGCATCGGTGCATTGAACACGATAATTACACGTTTTCACTGATTTCCCCATCTTGATTTCACCCTTGCGCAAGGTTTCAATATGACCCTTGATAACGTCAAGGGCGGATACACCTGCATTGTGCGCAGTGGCAATACCCTTAAAAAGGGTGATAGTGTCAAGGGTTTGGATAGCTTTGGACATTTTAGAGTTTCCTAAAAACATCGGTAGCAACGAAGTGTTGCCTTAAACCGATAACTCTATTATGCCACAATCTGCTTGCCTTGTCCTTTCTTGTCACGTTTCCCATGGTTTCCTACGGGTAGGAATTTTCTCTCCCTCTCCCAGCGCCACCAGTTCCCACGGGCGCGACCCCACCGTACCCCCACCACCCCTTTTGACATTGGGACTCCGTAGCTACACTTACAGTGTGGTCTACTCGAACGTTCTCCAATTTCTTTCAAAACGAACCCAAATCACCCCTGCGGAACCCACCCCCCATCAAAATAAAACGCCCCCTAAAAAATTTTTATAGCAAAAATTCTATGAAATTGTGTTCCAGAACAGGCCCCTAGTGATAGTGTCTTGACACGCCCTGCCGTTTGTGTGTTATATTTTGCGCCATGCTAACCTGTATCCCAGAGTTGACGATCCCAATCCCAAGCAAGCGGGAGGACGTGGTGTCTCTGCATACCAAGGTGGATGCTCTCTTTAAGACGGCTGAGTTTCTGCAAGCGTTCGGTGCACCCAATGAACCCTCAGAAGAAGATAAGGTGCGGGCACGCTCGGCCTTCCATGATTCAGTTAGCACTGCCGAAGCTACAAATGTAGTCACGCCTTTAACCAACGCAGTCACAACCACGGCATCGGTGTTGCACTTGAAGTCCATACTGAGTGAGTACGATCAGGTGGTGGTGAACTCGGCTGTGCAGATCAGAACCTATGTGACCAATAAGCTGATCGAGGAAACTACACACCCCGACCCCAAGATTCGCATCCGTGCGCTCGAACTGCTGGGCAAGGTGGGTGACGTTGGCTTATTTATAGAGCGCAGTGAAATTACCATAAAGCACAAGACCACGCTTGAGCTTGAGGCTTCCATCAAAGGCCGGATTTCTAAACTGCTTGAGCTTCGCAGTAAGTCAGAAAAGATTGTGGATGTGATTGTCAAACCCAAGACCTTGCAAGAAAGCAAGGCAGATGTGCTGGGTACACCCACGTTAGTGCGTAGCTAAACGTATGATTGATTTTTCTGAATTTACCATAGAGGATCTACAAAACGTAGATTTGGCCAAGTTAGATCCCATGGATTTAGAATCGTTTGATGCCACACTGGAAGAGTTGACCAAACGGGAAGCGGCCAAAGTTGCACGGCACAGCCTGCTAGAGTTTTGTATGAAGATGAATGCTGACTACAAGATTGGCAGGCATCACAGGAGATTGGCAACTCTATTAGAAGACATGGCGTTTAACCGCAAAGACCGGATCGCTGTCTCTATTCCGCCACGGCACGGCAAATCTTTCTTGGTGTCGGTTTATTTTCCTGCATGGTTCCTTGGCAACTTCCCTGATAAGAAGGTGCTGATGGTGTCGCACACCACAGACTTGGCCGTTGACTTTGGACGCAAGGTGCGTAACTTGGTTGACCAAGAGATGTACAAAGAAATATTCCCAACGGTAACGTTGGCGGCGGATAGCAAGTCTGCCGGTCGGTGGAACACCAACTCAGGTGGTGAGTACTTTGCCTGCGGTGTTGGCTCAGCCTTGGCAGGTCGTGGTGCTGACTTCTTGATTGTTGACGATCCGTTCTCTGAGCAGGACATCTTGAACGGCAACTTTGAGGTGTTCCAAAAGGCGTACGAATGGTTTACTTTTGGTGCTCGAACACGTCTAATGCCGGGTGGCCGGATGGCGATTGTGCATACACGCTGGCATCCCAACGATCTGATTGGCATGATGGCCAAGGACATGACCCGCAACGACGATGCGGATAAGTATGAGTTCTTTGAGTTTCCTGCCATCTTCAACGAGAACACGCCAGAGGAGCGGGCGCTGTGGCCTGAGTTCTTTGACATTGAAGCCCTGCACAGAACCAAAGCCTCGATGCCTGCGTTCCAGTGGAATGCTCAGTATCAGCAACAACCCACCAGCGAAGAAGGTGCGATCATTAAGCGGGAGTGGTGGATGAAGTGGGAAGAGGAAGACCCCCCAGAACTTGAGTTTGTCATCATGACACTTGACGCGGCGGCAGAGAAGAACAACCGCGCTGACTTTACCGCACTGCTCACATGGGGCGTGTTCACCCACAAACTTACAGGAGACAAGCCTCACATCATCCTGATGAACGCCATCAACAAACGGGTGGAGTTTGGTGAACTTAAAGACATGGCATTGGAAGAGTACAGAGACTGGGAGCCAGATGCGTTTATCGTAGAGAAGAAGTCTAGCGGTACACCCCTGTTCCAAGAGTTTAGGCGCATGGGGATTCCTGTCCAAGAATTTACCCCACACAGGGGCACAGGTGATAAAGTTGCACGACTGAATGCAGTGTCAGATATTTTCAGATCGGGTATGGTCTGGTATCCTGCGGGTAGGCGCTGGGCAGAGGAAGTTGTGGAGCAGGTGGCTGCGTTTCCCGCGTCAGATCATGACGACATGGTCGACTGCACGAGTATGGCGTTAGCTCGGTTCAGGAATGGTGGGTTCATCAGCTTGGACAGCGACGAAAAAGATGACATTCTCTCTATGCCCCGTAGGGCGGCGTATTATTAAGGATTAAAGATGGCTACCAACATCGACAAAGCACTGTACCAACAACCTGCGGGGCTTGAAGAGCTTGCACAAGGTGAGGATGAAATTGAAATTGAGATTGTTGACCCTGAAGAAGTCAGCATCAAGATTGGAGATATGGAGATTAGCATTGGTGAAGAAGAGGGTGAAGACTTTTCTGCCAACTTAGCCGATGAAGTTGCTGAAAGTGCGTTGGCTACACTAGCCAGTACGCTTGCAAGTGACATTGATAACGACAAAGCCTCTCGCAAAGACTGGGAAAAAGCCTATACAGAGGGCTTAAAGCTCTTAGGTTTGCAGATGGAAGAGCGCACAGAACCGTGGAACGGTGCATCTGGTGTGTTTCACCCCATGATTACAGAGGCAGTGGTGCGTTTTCAAGCTGAAACCATTACTGAGACGTTCCCAGCCCAAGGGCCAGTGCGTACAAAGATCATTGGCAAAGAAACACCAGAGAAAAAAGAGGCCGCAGTACGTGTGGAAGCTGATATGAACTATCAGTTGACCGAAAAAATGGTGGAATTCCGCCCAGAACATGAACGCATGCTCTGGTCACTACCTGCTACGGGCTCAGCGTTCAAAAAAGTGTACTACGACCCCAGTTTGGGACGTCAAGTTTCAATTTTTATCCCTGCTGAAGACATGATCTTGCCCTATGGGGCAACAGAGATGTATACATGCTACCGCGTGACGCATGTAATGCGTAAAACAAAAAATGAAATCTTAAAACTTCAGCAGGCAGGTTTTTATCGTGACGTTGAGTTGGGTGAGCCCGACAAAACCGTGGGTGATATTCAGAAAGCCAAGGATAAAGAGACCGGTTTCAGTGATCTGAACGATGACAGGTTTACTTTACTTGAGTGCCACGTTGATCTTGACCTCAAAGGCTTTGAAGACGAGGATGATGGTGAAGCTACAGGCATTGCACTGCCGTACGTAGTGACTTTGATTCGCGGTACAAACGATGTCTTAGCTATTCGCCGTAATTGGGAGGAAGATGACCCACTCAAACTCAAGCGCCAGCACTTTGTGCACTACCAATATATTCCGGGTTTTGGAGCTTATGGCTTCGGGCTTTTCCACCTTATCGGGGGCTTTGCTAAATCCGCTACGTCCCTCATGCGTCAACTCATCGATGCAGGAACATTGTCCAACTTGCCCGGTGGTCTTAAATCCAGAGGATTGCGTATCAAGGGAGATGACACACCTATCGCACCGGGTGAATTCCGAGATGTAGATGTAGGCTCGGGCACGATACGCGACAACATCTTGCCGCTCCCATACAAAGAGCCAAGTCAGACGTTGTACACGTTGCTTCAAAACATTGTGGAAGAAGGCCGCAGGTTTGCCGCCACTGCTGACATGAAGGTTAGCGATATGAGTGCGCAGGCTCCTGTGGGAACCACGTTGGCACTTTTAGAACGTCAGCTTAAAGTGATGACAGCGGTGCAAGCCCGTGTGCACTATGCACTGAAACAAGAATTGGGTCTGCTCAAAAATATTATTCGTGACTACACGGATGACACATACACGTACGAGCCTGAAGGTGACGACGGCCCTCGCGCTAAACAATCTGACTACAACCAAGTAGATGTGATTCCTGTGTCAGACCCCAATGCGGCCACCATGTCTCAACGTGTGGTGCAGTATCAAGCCGTCATTCAGATGGCGCAGATGGCCCCAGACATTTATGACCTGCCGCAGTTGCACCGCAACATGCTTGAAGTGTTGGGCATTAAGAACGCAGACAAGCTTGTGCCTTTGCTTGACGATCAGAAACCTAAAGACCCTGTGTCTGAGAACATGGGCGTGCTCAAAGGGGAACCGATCAAGGCGTTCGTTGAACAAGACCACGCAGCGCACATCGCTGTGCACACCAGCATGATGCAAGACCCAACGGTTATGCAGTTGATTGGCCAGAACCCCAAGGCTCCTCAAATTCAGGCGGCATTGACTGCACACATTGCAGAGCACGTAGGGTTCCAGTACAAGTTGCAGTTAGAGCAACAACTTGGCATGACAATTCCAAAAGAAGACGAGGTGGTGCCCACAGCCGTTGCCAACGCTATGGCTGGCATGATGGCGCAGGCTGCTCAGCAAATGTTGCAACAAAACCAAGCGCAAGCTCAGCAACAACAAGCTCAGCAACAAGCACAAGACCCGCTTATTCAGATGCAACAGCAAGAGTTGCAACTCAAGCAAGCCGAGATGCAGGTCAAACAACAAGAAGTGCAAGCCAACATTCAGTTGGGGCAACAACGCTTGCAACTTGAAGCGCAAAAAGTGCAACAAGACTTCCAACTTAAACAACAAGCCGCGCAGTTGGATGCTCAAAAGATGGTGGCTGATATGACTGCCAAATCCGACAAGATAGAGTTGGATACTGAGAAGATGCGCAGTGACAAAGAACTTGAAGGTATGCGTATCGGTGCGCAGATCAATGAGAGCAAAGCCAAGCAGCAGTTTGACCAAGAGTACGCAGGCGTAAAACTAGGTTCTGAAATTTCTAAGCGGCAAAAAGAAATGGACATGCAAGCTCGCACTGCGTCTTTGCAGTACGCAGAAAAAAATCAACCCAAAACGGAACCTAAATCATGATTCAAGAATTCGCATCCGTATTGCGCGACAAAATACGTACTGACATGAACAACTACGCCGATGATTTGGCGGGGGGCGCGTGTCGCACATTTGATGAGTACCAAAAACTCTGCGGGATTATTTCGGGTCTAGCCCTTGCAGAGCGTTATCTCCTTGACCTGCTACAGAAAGTTGAACAAGCTGATGAGTGATCTTGATCTCTCCCCCGGTGCTTTTGCACTGCCTGAACCCATCCAACCTTTGGATGCTCCTGAAGATACCGACGAGCTAAAGGCCACGCAACTTCCTAACCCCACAGGTTGGAAGATTCTTTGCGCCGTGCCTGATATTTCTGAACGTATTGACGGTACAAGTCTGGATTTAATCCGGCCTATTGAAGGTATGCGGCTAGAAGAAACAGCAACCACTGTGTTGTTTGTTTTAAAAGTCGGCCCCGATGCGTACAACGACACCGCCAAGTTTCCTAACGGAGTATGGTGTAAAGAGGGCGACTTTGTGTTAGTACGTACTTACTCCGGCACAAGATTTAAAATCTTTGGCAAGGAGTTCCGTCTCATCAACGACGACCAAGTTGATGCTGTTGTGCAAGACCCTCGCGGCTTAACCCGCGCTTGAAAGGAAGAAAATGGCTGAACCCTACAAGTTTCCAGATGAAGTTGAAAACAATACTTCTTCTGTGCCAGAAGCTGATATTGAAATAGAAATCATTGATGACACACCTGAACCCGATCGTGGCCGGAAACCTCTTGATCGTGAAGTAAATGACCCATCTGATGATGAACTTGAAACCTATTCTGATGGCGTCAAAAAACGTATTAAAGAGTTAACTCATGCCCGTCATGATGAGCGCCGTGTCAAAGAAGCCACGATGCGCGAGAAACAAGAGCTTGAAAGAATGGCCCACCATTTGTTGGCCGAAAACAACAAGCTCAAGCAATACGTAAATAATGGCGAACAGCAATATGCTGAAACAATCAAAGTAGCAACCGTTGCTGAGCTTGAAAATGCCAAACGTAAGTACAAAGAGGCGTACGAAGCAGGAGACTCTGATGCTTTGGTAAACGCACAAGAAGCTTTAACAGACGCTAAGATGCGTGTAGAAGCCGCAAAAAACTTTAGACCTACCTCTTTACAACAGGATGAATCTGAGGTACAAATCAAATCATCTCCTCCACCTCAACCCGAAGTCGATGACAAAACACTGCGCTGGCAGGCAAGAAACCAGTGGTTCGGACAACCGGGGTATGAAGAATTAACCAGCTTTTCTCTAGGGCTGCACCAAAAACTAGTGAACTCGGGAATAGACCCCCGCTCTGACGATTATTTCGAGCGCATTGATGCTCGCATGAGAAACACGTTTCCCGATATTTTCGGTGGACAAAGTAAGCCGAAGTCCGGCGATGGTTCTAAAAAGCCTTCTACGGTTGTTGCTTCTGCAACTCGTTCAACAGGCGTAAAAAGAATCCAACTAAGCCCGACGCAAGTAGCGTTAGCTAAAAAGTTTGGTTTAACCCCACAGCAATACGCTGTTCAAGTAGCGAAGTTGGAGAATTGATATGGCTGAAATAATTGACCGCTCAAATCGTGACACTAAGTCACGCGAAAAATCTGCTCGTATGGAATATGTACCCCCGAGCAACCTGCCCGATCCGACACCTGATCCAGATTACACGTTTCGCTGGGTAGCGACTCATGTGCTAGGTCAGCCATTAGCCAACAACGTGTCCTTACAGATGCGCGATGGTTATGAGCCGGTGAAAGCAGTGGATCATCCAGAATTGGCCTTGTTTGGCAACAACGCAAGCGGTAATGTAGAAATTGGTGGGCTGATGCTTTGCAAGGCCCCCAAGGAACGCATCCAAGCGCGTGCTGAGTATTACGACAAGCAAGCTCAAAACCAGATGGATTCAGTTGACAACCATTTCATGCGAAATAATGACCCTCGGATGCCCTTGTTTGCTGACCGCAAGTCAACAACAAGTCGCGGAACAGGATTTGGTTCTGGTTCTAAATAATTTATAGGAGTCTTTATGGCTTATCCTACAG